CACCGGAATAAAAGGTACAATAAAATTATGAAAATGCCAGGAATGAAATTAAAGAAAAGTAAAGTGTCTAAGCGGCAAGGTAAAGCTATTGATAAGCTACCTCAAACTAAACAAGCGTATATAAAACGCCGTATTTTAATGGGTGACACCTTGAGACAAGCTAAAAAAAGAGCTAAAGGTCTTAACGCCTAGTAGCTAATGCAAGACGTTTTACAATTAGTTAGTGAGCTTGGGCTACCAGTAGCTGGGGGTCTTATTATGGCTTACTTTATTTTTCTTGTAATGAAACAGCTTATGGATGGTCTTGTAGGTGAAATCCAGACAGTACAAGCTATCTCTAAAATGCTTATTACTAGAGCTTCTACTATGAACAACGATATGATTAGAATAGATACTAGCGTTAGTAGTGCACTAGGTTTATCACCTGATTTAGAACGGATAGCTAGAGCTGAAAATTTTGTAGAGGATGGGCGTATAGATGCAAGACGAGATTAATTTAGCCCCAATAGGTGATGCAGAAGCAGTAGTTGACGGATTGTTTGGTCTGATATACCTATACCCGTCTGATTATTTTGTTGTATTTGGCTCTCTGAGCTTGTTTGCTATTTATGGTTTATCAATCTATGCAGGGATAAAGTACATACAAAAGAAATTTAAATAATGGACATTGTGCAAATAATTTCCGAGTTTGGTTTTCCTGTAGTAATGGTCGTAGGGTTAGGGTATTTTGTATACTTTGTTTGGCAGACAATTACCAACAAAATTGATCCGGCTGTGCAAGAAATGAAGGTAACTATTATAAGATTAACTGATCAATTAAGGTTACTAGATCAAGATATGATAAGATTACAACAAAAAGTAAATACAGTACTAGAACTAAAAGAAGAAAATAGGTTAAAGGATGATGAAGAAATTTTGTAGTGTTGTAGTGTTAATACTAAGTAGTTTAGTACATGCAGATGAATTATTGTTTAAATTTAAAAGTCCTAGCTTTTCAGGAATAAATTCTTCTTCACATTACTTAACAATTGAAAACCAAGAAAATACTAGGCGCGGCACAATTAAACAAGAACGTGAAGCTGAGTTAGATGCTATAGAACGTGAAGAAAACAACTCAACTTTAGCTAGGTTTATGAGAAATTTTGAATCTAGGGTGTATGCACAGTTAAGCAGACAATTGGTAGAACAACTTTTTGGAGAAAACCCAAGCACGGAGGGTAAATTAGAATTAGAGGGTAATTTAATAGAGTATGTAGTAGCAGAAGAGACTGTTACACTTACAATTACGGACGAAAATAATGGTCAAACTACTATTACTATTCCTGTGGGGGACTTTACTTTCTAGTTGTGCGTCTAGAAATTTACTAGAAGGAAGTGGTATCCCTAATGTAATAATAAAAGATGCCTCTGTTCTGTCGTTACAATCAGAAGAATTAAGGGATATACTTCCAGCAAAGCGTAAACCTGTAATTGCTATTTATGCTAATAGCTTGCAAGACTTAACAGGCCAACGTAAAAGTAATGGTAGCTTTGCTATGTTTTCTACTGCTATTACACAAGCTCCCGAAGCATTTTTAATTCGTGCGTTAAAACATACTGCGAGCGGAAAATTTTTTAAAGTTACAGAAAGAGTTGGTTTAGATTCACTTACAAAAGAACGCCAGCTAATTCGCAGCACACGTGATAATTTTGATGAAGAAAGTAAATTAAAGCCTTTATTATTAGCGGGTTTGTTAATGCAAGGAGGAGTAATAGGCTATGATTCTAATACTTTTTCAGGAGGAGCAGGAGCTCGAATGTTAGGTATAGGAAGTTCAAAACAATATAGATCTGACTCAGTTAGTGTATCATTAAGATTGGTCAGTGTGTCTACAGGAGAAGTACTACTAGAAGTTCTTACTTCAAAAAGTATTTTATCCGTTAGTCTTTCACAAGATGTGTTTAGATTTGTAGACATAAATGGTGCTAGTTTAATTGAAATGGAGGGAGGTATTACTGCAAACGAAAGCACCTCAATAGCTTTACAAAAAGCAATCGAAGCAGGAGTATTAGAAATGGTAAAAATAGGTATTAGAAAGGGGTATTGGGAATATGAATAAAATTACTTGGTTGTTTATGTATACAACTACTTTAGCATATTTGTGTAGTGTGTACAGTTACGCAGCAGATAACGAAATATATGTAGACCAAGTAGGCACAACTACGGTTAATATAGACCTTGAACAATTAGGAAGTGGGAACATTATAGGGGGTTTATTAGCGGCAGCTGGTTCTATGACGGCGCTTGATCTTGATGGAACCTCAATGACTTTAGATATAAATCAAATTGGAGACACTAATAAATTCCTGGGGGATATGTATGCAGATACATACACTGGTTACTTTAACTTTGATGGTGATACCAACACGTTCACATCTAAAATGGATCCGACCAATGCGTTTGGCGCAGATGGTTCAAATGTTAATGTGCAAGTGACGGGAAATACTAATGCTATGACTCTTGATTTAGCAACAACTGCTTTAGCTAGTAGTACAGACCTTGATTGGACTATTAACGGAGCGAGTAATACAATTGACGTAGACATTGATGTAGATACAGCAACTCATTTTTTAGACATAGATGGGAGCAGTAATAATATAAATACAGATATGGACGGGTACGCAAACGGTTATTTTTATTTAGATCATACAGGGAACTCAAGGACATTTACAATTGATCAAGCAAGTACACAAGCTAGAGATTGGGTGCGTATTACTTCTAATGGTAACAATGGTACAGTTTGTGTTAACCAAAACGACCAGGGCACAAGTGTCGCTTGCTGAAGATATAGGAAGTATTACACAATTAAACGGTAATACTAGAGTAGTTAGAGACAAACCCTACGAAAGTGCAATCGACTTTTCGCTTAATTCTATGGACCGTTTAGAAACGGCTGCAGGTAGAATGGGTGTAACATTTCGAGACAACACTACGATACGTTTGACTGAAAACTCAAACGTGGTTATTGATTCTTTTATCTTTGATCCAGAACCAAATAAATCAAGTATGGCTCTTAATTTTGTAAAAGGAACTGGGAGGTTTATTAGTTCTAAAACAAAACGTATACCAAAAGAAAATATTAAAATACGTACACATGCAGCCACCGTAGGGATTAGGGGTACGGACTTTACAATAACTGTAAAAGAAACAGGCGAAGCTCTTATAATTTTACTGCCAGATGAGTTTGGTAATAGTTCAGGAGAGATTTCTGTAACCACGGCCCTCGGTCAAGCAATATTAAATAAACCCTACGAAAGCACAACTGTATATAATTTTGAAACCGCACCTACTACACCTGCTGTACTTAATTTAACGCTGGATATGATTGACAATATGTTGATTATTAATCCCCCTGAAACAAAAGAATTAGAAGTTAATGAAGATAAATCAGTAGCAGATAATTTACTTGATGTAGACTTTCTTGAGTTTGATGAATTAGAACAAGATGCTCTAGAAGAAGATAACTTAGAGTATCAAGAGTTAGATATAGACTATTTAGCGGGTAATTTTTTAGAAGATTTGCTTGATGTTATACAAGAGATTGATGCTTTATCTAAGGCTGATAAAGCTTTAGGAGAGAGTGGTATACAAGGGACTGCAATAGGATACGATGCTGAAACACAGATTAGTACTTTTGTTAACGATACCGAAGCAAAGTTTATAAGACAAATAGAGGACTCAGTACAAATGCAAGTTAATAAAAACGATTCTGTATCTATTGTTATTGAACAAGAAGGTAAGGTAAACAGAGTTTTAAATAATGGAGGAACTTCCTCTCGTATTACAATAAGACAAGGCAGCTAACATGGCACGTAATTATCAAAATGAATATAGAAAATATCAAGGCACTACAGAACAGAAAAAAAGAAGAGCGATGCGTAATGCAGCTAGAAGAAATGCAATACGTAACGGCACGGCCCGGAAAGGAGATGGTAAGGACGTACATCATGTAGATGGTAATCCTATGAACAACTCGCCGAGAAATACTAGAGTAGTATCAGCAAGTAGCAATCGTTCTTTTAAACGCGACCGTTATGGACGAAAAGCTTAAGCGAACTTTTTTGCTTTTTGTTTAGCTCGTTTAGACAGATCTTTATAATGGTATAGTTTTACACTTGTTTTAGTATGGCTTTTATTGCTATGTAAATCACCATTAGGCATTTTATGAGAACTACCTTTGTGTAAAGTGCCGTCTCTTTTATAATGTTTAACACCTTTCATTACTTCCCCTTATTTGTTGTTACAGGCGTAAATAAACCTTCTTTAATAAGTTTATCTCTATTAATCATGTGTGATTCTTCAATATCAGCTTTATTTTGACCGTGATACGCGACTGCTAAGTTTTTGTCTACTAGTGTTTGGTTTATGTTTAACCCATCTGTTACTAAAGTACCAAGCACACGTCCGAACTTACCTTTAGAATCTTTTAAATGTGTTTGTATTACACAAGATTCTGCAGCGTTAACGTGTTGTACAATAAAGTTTTTAGCCATTAAACCTCTAGCTTTTTCATCTTTATTTCTAGTACGTGATTCTGGGGTGTCGATTGCGTACAACCTTACCCTGGCCTTATGTAGTATAGAAAAACCTAAATCTAAAATTACATCAACTGTATCGCCATCAATAATTTTAACTACTTCACATTTGTATTCATACATAGAGGTTCCTTTATTTACACTTAGTTTGATCCTCTATCTTATCAGTAATTAATCTATTTAAATAGAACTGAGCTTTACGTAAATCTTCTAATTTATTTTTATGTGGATATCTCCATAAATATTTAATTACATTACCGCGCAGCCAGCCTTCAAACTGTTCTGTAGATAGAGCAGCTTTAATTGCGTCAATACATTCTATGCTGCTGGAGCTTGTGTAATGTACAGGTTTATTTACAGGATCATTATTCTGTGTCATTTTTTGTTCCTAAACAATGTTGTTCTATGAATAAAATGTAGTCTACTAAGGGCAAAGATTCTGTATTAAATCTTTCTTTAGTGCAAGAGTTAACATTTTTAAAATCCTGAGTTAACCAAAAGTCATCTTTGCAACCAGCTAATACATATGTATGTACATTATGTTTAAGTTGTTTTGTCAGCCAAAGTTCTTGTTGATCACTTAGTTGAAATCCCATTCTAGAAGTGTCTTTTTTAGGGGGCTTATGTTTATATTTATATTCTACAAAACAATGCCCAGCGGGCCCACTGTAGTATGTATCTGCTACTCCGCCATGGTAGCTGTCGTTTATTTTCCAACGATAAATTTTACAAGATAAAACTCTATGCACTCTGTTAATGAGTTGACGTTCATTCACGACTCTAAGAGTAACATATAAGTATATAAATTATATGTTTATTTCTATTTAAAATGTTCGTGGAAGTTTGTACACGAAGATGCTACAACAATAGGAGAAAAAATAACACCTCCGTGTACGCACTAAAAAAACTATTTACTAGAGTTTGTTACACCTTCGTAGATAGCTTTGGCTTTTTCATAGTCTTCGTCATGAACCCATCCTTGATTCTCAACAGAAAGATTATGAAACTTTTGAGCAGCACGGTTTTGTGTAGAGACGGATGTTATCTTCCACATGGAAGAAAAACGATCTCCACCCAACTGTTGGATTTGTGTATTCCATTCGCGTGATACTCTTAACTTAGATGAAGCAAAATCCATTAAGAATGGACTTACATCTAAAGCTCCGGTCTTTTCATTCTTACGAAGTAAAAGATGAGACTGAGTCTGTATGACTTCATAGTCTTCAGGAGATCCATCTAAGGTAGCAATTTTTTCAGTTGCTTCTTGCGCAGTACCTACTGTGCCAACTAAACCACCACCTTTCTCACGTTTACGCCAAATAACAAAGTCTTCAGTAAAATGTACGTTAATAACGTATATCTCTTTGAATAGTTCATTTGTTACAGTGTTTAACAAAGCACCGGGTTTGGCACCTGTAACGTACGCATCGTGACTTTCATCCACTTCATTGTTCATTTGTTGCAACAATTTGATCCGTGGGACTTGAATATGGTCAGTAGTAACATTTTCATTACCAAGACCAGCCGCTTTTGAAACGTGTGCAGGGACTTTAGTAGAGACTAAAGATACCGCTGTTTCTTTTGCGGGTGTAGCTATAGCTTGTTCAGACATTTCATCGTCCTTTTTTCATGGTTATTGTTTAGACCTGAAGTTTATTCGGGTCAGTTCTGTTGCTTTGACACCAGGAACGTCTAAGTTCATGGTTCGCAGCTCTCTATAAGCAGTAGCCGACATGCGTTTTTGTAACAACTCAAACTGTCCAGTATCACGGACATGGCGTTGTACAGCCTCCCAGTCTTCTACCGTAGGCACAATTTCTTTTTTCAAAGATACTGTACATACCTCATTGCCGACTCGATCTACACCTTGTTGGTCTAGCTTAGTCATTAATGTTGCTTCTAGTGCTCGTTGATGTTTTTTAAGTTTGTTTTCTAGTTCTTGAAAACCCTTAATCTCCACTCTAGTACTGTGAAGTTCATCTAGTAAATCATTTATATTTTTATCTTCTAACATTACGCTGCCTCCTGTGCGTATAGCTTAGTTAATACATGCAGTAAATTTTCCATTTTGCCTAATTTACCATTTAGTTTTTCATACACTTGCTCTTCCCAGGTATCACGTGCTGTAACTAATATAGTTTCTGTTTTCTTAGTTTGACCGGCACGATGAATACGTCTGTTGAATTGCTGGAAATGTTCTGCATTGTAAGTTGGACTACACCAAATACAGGCTGTAGCTTTAGTTAAGGTCAACCCATGACTCGCAGATTGTGGATGAGCTAGTAAGACTTGTAATTGACCTGCTTGAAAACGTTGTACTATATCTTTACGTTTGTGTGCAGGAGTTTCACCATCTATAACAGCATAAGATATTTTCTTTTTATCAGCGAGTGCGATTAACGCATCACGTTCGTGTTTCCAATTGAATGCTACAATGCTGTGTTTACGACTAGCAACTAGATCTATAACTATGTCGTGTCGCTGCTGGTGGAAGTATTGTACGTTACCTTCTTCGTCATAAACTCCTCCAGAGACGAGTTGTAATAACTTTTTAACCCTGGCCCCGGCATGGACTGCATTAATAGTGCCCATTTTAGTGTACAACACCGATGAGTCTTGTAAAGTTTTGTACATCTTTTGTACAGCTGGAGTTAGACTAGTATACAAAGTACGAACGATATTATCTGGTAGATCAATACAGTCTTCTAAAGCGTGACGTATAGTAATGTCACTTAACATTTGTGCTACTGTTTCTTCTATACCAGGTTTATCTATCCATTCATTAGCAAAGCCATTGAACTTAGAAGTACAAACTTGATTCCTAAAGGAATAATAACGAACGCCTAAACGTTCGCCATCATCTACACATAAGGCAGGATGCCATAAGTCTAATATAGTATTAGTATTAGGAGTACCAGACATAAAGATCCTACGATCAAAATGTCCGACCAAAGTTTTGAGATTTTTAGAACGCTTTGCGTCTTTGTTCTTAAACGCTGTAAATTCATCCACAACCAAAGTGTCAAATCTTTCAAGATACTTAGGATTTTTCTTGAGAAAATTGACAGCCTCAAAGTTAGTGATGACCATATCGTACTTTGAATCTTCAAATATTTTTTTGCGATTTTTAGCATAAGCTACCCCACAATTAATTGTTGGTTGAAATTTAACTATGTCATCTACCCATGCTGCTTCGAGTATAGATAACGGAGCCAGGACTAATGTAACACATTTGTTTTTTACATGAGCATCTAAAACTGAACGAGTCTTCCCTGTACCAGGGTCTGAGGTAATTAAACAGCGTAAATTATTAGTTATGAAATCAGTTGTGTCAGTTTGATGCGCATACGGCGGTGGGATTGAAGTCATTTATTTATACCTTGTATTTATTATTTATTATTTGTAACTGTATTTAAGATTTAATTATACCTTAAAATAGCTCGTTTACAACCTAGGTGAGCTAAGCCTAGTATCTCGTGTAGCGTTGTTTATTTAATACCGTGTTGGCAATGTGGATATTCTCCATTTTTATACGAACACCATCGACAATTTGTTTTAGATGGGTTTGGCATAAATTGCATTGCAGTTGTCATATCTACGGCCCGTTTATGTAATGTAGGCATAAACACCATAGCTTCATCACGAGTATAAGCCTGTTTAGTTATTTCACCATGATCTAAATACCATAGTTCTGTTTGTGCGTGTTGCAACTCAGGGAATTTAAAAAAACTACCGATTGCATAAGTTAAAGCTTGCTGTGCATGGCTTATCTCATTACCAAACATTTTACCTGTTTTGTAATCAATAACGCGAGCTGAAGTAGGTGAGTCGTGCAAGATAGCATCTAGTTTTATACGTGCCCAAACATCTTTTGCCATCCAACCACAAGGGGACCAATCAATTGTAAACCCCCATTCTCCTTCTAGTTCTGTTTTATCTAACTCATACATGTCACGTAAGTGTGCAAACTCACTTGTAAATTTGTTTAACTCAACAGGTAGTTCTTTTAACTTACCACTGACATAGTCTTCTGCAAGCTGGTGGATTACAGTACCACGGGCTGCAGCAGGACCAAAGTCTTCTTGTATGCGTTTAACTTTAGCTATATAAGAACGATAAGCACAGGTTTCAAATGTTTTGAGGGTCGAGTGCGACCAAGCTGGAATAAGTCCTAGCTCCTCTGGAGTCTCGGGTTGGATTACTTTATCCAAATCCGGACGCTTGTTTTGTACAAGCTCTACCATATTACTTAATGTGCAGTTTTCCTGTTTATAAGTTCCATATCTTTGGCATCAAAATGTTCTAACGCTAAAGACTCTTGTAGTTCTTCACTTAAGACCCAAGTCAAAAAGACTCCTCGAGGGGCAGAACGATTTTCACCTTCACCCATTCTCTTACGAGTAGTTTGTATATTTAATCTACTCATGGCTTTTGTAAAGTCCCGTACTGATAATGTTTTACGATTATCTGTTAATACATCATACACTAATTTGAAGTGTTGCATAGGGATAACCATTTCTTGTCCTACTGAAGCTACCCAGTTTTTAAGATATCGTTGTGCTGTACTTATGCCACCAGCGTCAAAAGTGTTTGTAAGTGGGATATCTAAAATCTCAATAAAGTATTCTAAGTTGTTTAATTTAATAGCATTTGCAAATTCTTCTAATACCGACATTGAAACTAACTTCATGTTTTTCTTAGCATCGTTGTCTAACGCAGTGTGAGCCATGCGTTCATCAACTTTAAAGTTTTTTAACAGTCCAGAAAATGTATACAATTCTTTTTCTAATGTGTCTAACTTTGTAAGCAATTCAGGCATAGTTTTATCTAGCTTACGTTCTTGCCTGGGAGCTACGTTGTAACGTCTGTCTCCATCTTCTATTTTAACTGCATCCGCTCGGTTTGTTAGAAAAATAAAATTACAATAACTAGGCAGTTCAACTTGATTTGTGCGCATTGCACGTACTGTTAGAGTAGGTTCTGTAATCTGATGTTTAAGTTTATCTGCCATTCGTCCTATGTTTCCAGAGTCACCCATACGAAACTCATCTACTACTAAAAACAAAGCAGTACGCATGTATAAGTTATATTGCTCCTCTATGTTTTCTAAAGCTCGCATTGGAACTTGAGCTTCGCCGAATAAAGGCTTAAGTATTTTATGTACAAACAGGCCCTTACCAGTTCCAGGTACGCCCGTAAATATCCATGCCGTCATAGTCTTACGTTTGTTTTGGTATATATAAGCTAACCAATTTATAAAGTGTTCTACTTCGGTTGTACCATTTCCTAGAATTTGCTTTAAGAGTTTGTAAGTAAAAGGTATGTGATTTTCAAATACTTGAGTTTCACCATATTCTACTTCTGGCAACTCTGTAGCTGGCTTTAACATGTAAGGCGTTTTTCTAAATAGATTTACATAGTACGGAGCTTTGTCCATTTGCATACCTACATCTGAAGCAGGATTAAATACTACTTGTGCATCAGCTACAAAGTCCGGCATAGGACGATTGTGAGTACGCATAAAACCTTCTAAGGATCCTTTTTGCGTAGGCATTAAAGGAAAGTCATCAGTAAACTGTTCTTTGTTTTTATCAAAAATACCATTGTAAAAAGTATCTGTGTAGTAATCACGTAGAACTATTGGTCTAAGGTCTTTACCTCCTTCCATTTCTTTTGCAAAGACCTCGAAGATGCTTTTGTAAAAGTCTGGATCGGCTTTTTGTATTTCAAATACAGGCTCACCTTTAAAATTGTACATATAGTGAGGGTTGGTAAGAATAAAGTAATAGGCACCGCTATCTCCTCCATTAATATTACAGTTAACATAAGGCTCACTTACCCTACAGATTTCTATTGTCATCCGGTCTGGGTTTTGCAGAACCTCTTGAGATTCGCCTCCGATATTAACTGTTGTAATACGTTCGCGTTTCTTTGTAAGGCCTGCTCGTTTACGTAAGCCATCTTTTATTTGTACTCCTACGCTGTGAACTTTCTCTGGATTAACATCCTTAAGCAAATTGCTAAGGTCCACGGTCGGTTCACCACGAGTAATACATACAAATCTTTCACCAGCTATAGGGTCTTGTGCACCCCCTACAAATTTAGGTGGCGCGATATAAATAAGTTTAGAGTTATCTGCTAAGCTAACATCTAAAGGAAAAGCAATACTTTGTCCGTTAGCAGATAAGTTTAACTGATTAGCTAAAAAATCTATTTCATAGTTTAAAGTTCTAAACCATTCTTTTAATACTTTTGGATACACTGGATATTTAAGTAAAAAGAATAAATGCATTGATACTTTATTGCCTTTCATACCTAAAGAAGCAGACGCTTGTGCAATGTAACTAACATCTTGAAATTCAGCTGGCATGTAAGTAACAAACTGCTCAGCAATAGTTTGTATGTCAAAAGTATTTAAAGTGGACTTAGATGAAGCTATTGGAAACTCAACTCCATCTAAATCTAAAACCAATAAATTAGTTTGTGCTACACGATCCGTCATCATTGCACGAGATTCGTTTTTTAGTTTCTTTTTAAGTAATCCTTTATGTAACGCCGCACCTGTTTGTGCGTATTTAAGTAAAAGATTATAAAATTCAGTAAAACCTTCAGGTGTTTTATCAAAGTTATGATGATGTGAAGTAAAGTTTTTAGCTAATGGATAAGGCTTTTTGCCTTGTAGTGATATTTCTTTTATTAATTTTTGTTTCGCTTTGAGGAAGACGACTTCCATAATGCAACTCCCCTTGTATTATTTAATTTTTTTTGTCATATAGTTCTTTACGGTCTATTTTTATGTCAGAGTCAGCTTCAAAAGCCAACTTGACTTGTTTATTTCCCAATGAAGTTATAACTATTTTGCAGAATATTTCATCTGGCTTACCGTCTTTATAAAGAACAATAGACTCGTGTTTTTTACGTGTAAGTATTAAATTGCTCATTATTTGTCATAGACCTTACTGTATCCCCCTTCGGCATCTAACGGTAGTTCTTGACACCAATGAGGGGGTATTTTCATTATAGACATAATTTGATTTAATATCGAGTCCATATTTTTATCAGGACCAATGCATATAATTTCATCGTGTACAGTTAATACAATATCAACCTCTGGTACTTGTTCTTTTATGTTAAGTAGTTGATCTGTAATAACAATACGAGATAATGCTTGCACTACATTTTCACATACACGTGGACCATGAGTGCGTATCGGAGCCCGTCCTACACGTTGTGTATATAAAAAATCACCAATATGATAATTTAAATGCGGATACTTTAAAAACATTCTATTTGGCAGCTCAAGTGCGTTGTTTGAAATAGTTATGGGTCCAAAACGATTACCATATTGAGCTCTATCCATCATGCCATATAAAAACTGTTTACATACATTCCATAAACCCGGTATGTTTGGATACATAGTTCGATAAGCAGTAACAATAGACAAAGCTGTTTCGTCTGTTACATCTACTGAAGGGGACCCATTACGTAGTGTATCTTGGAATCTATCTTTACCCATACCATAACCAAGGCCTAAGATAGCTGTTTTACCAACATAACGTTCTAGTTTATTAGCTTTGGTAATGGGGCGGTTATATATTTCTGAAGCAAATTCAGAATACACATCTCTACCTGCAGCAAACGATTGTAGTAATCCTTCTTCTTTAGCTAACCATGCAAGCATTCTAGCTTCTATATTGGATAAGTCAGATACATACACTAATTTACCAGGGGGAGCTTGTAATGCAGTACGTAGTTTAGAGCCCCGTGGAAGGTTTTGTAAGTTAATTTTTTCTGAACCTCCAAAGCGCCCAGTGTGAGCTGCATAGTAACGTAATGGCACTGAAAAAGTACCATCTTTATTAACTGAAGTTAAAAAGCGTTCGGCACGAGTTTCTTCTATACGTGACTTTACAGCTTCTCTAGCATCCCAAACGTGCTTGTACTGAGGATAAAGGGCCTGCATTTGTATGTAACCTCCATCAGATTTACTAAATGCTGGAATCATTTCACCGGTGCGTGGGCTTTTCTTAGTGGGTACAGTAATACCCAGGGACTCAATGTGCGCTGCAAACTTAGGTTGAGAAGCTAATGTTTCACGATCAGTACCACTAGCTGCTATTTTTTGTGCTGTTTCTGTTGCTATTTGTTCTTTGTGAGCGATTAAAAGTTCACGGTCGAGCACTAGTTTAGGTTCAACAAACATACGGACTGTAATATCTATAAGATCAAGTTCACTAGTAGGGAAGTTTTTAACCATCTTGTGGAAAATTGCATTAGTAAGATCTACGTCTTGTATACAATAACCCGCTATTACTTTTTCTAATTCAGGATCTAAGTCACGTATACCTTTAGCAGTAACTAATTCATCTCCTTTACGCATTGTTTTATCATCTGGAAATAAACGTTTACATACATCTTTTAGGCTGGCAGATTCGTTTGGGTACAAACCACGACTCATCGCAGCTGTATCGTAATAGTATGCAGGTTTTACTTTATGTATCTGGGTCATAATGTAAGCATCAAACAAAGTGTTATGGCAGACTAAAGCTGTGTCATCCCAAGGTATTTGTTCAAACATATGTGGTATATCGTCTGGTGAAATCCATTCTGTGGGTTCGTCATTCCATTTTATACCTACACCCCACACGGCAAACTGATTATCGTTTACATATGCAGCAGTAGACATTTTAGTAAGAGAAAAACCTACGTCATAGAATGTTTCGTAATCTAAGACTAGTATATTCATGTTGTTTTCTTCTTTTTTGTGAGTGTTAACCAATGAGCATAATCACCCTTCTTTGCTCGCTCCCAACCGATTTTCTTACTATGAATCATGTTGAAAGCCGTACTAAGGGGGACGTATTTAAATTCTATATATTCTGCTTGGTCATCTGCAAAAGCGAATGGTAGCTTTGTGTTACGTTTAACGTAAACATATTTTGCCATAAATACTCCTTATTTAGGCTTGACATTTAGTGTAAATGCCTTATGTTAAAAATAGTAACATAATTTTTAATTTTAAACATAGGTATATATAACATGGCTACAATAGCAAATTTAACAAAAAGCGGTAACGTTGAAGGTAATCAAGCATATAAACATTTTCCTTCAGGCGGTATGTTCGTGCGTAAAGCAACAATTACAACTGGCACTTTAGTTCTAAACGATGTAATACAGTGTCTTGACATGTTTGCAGGTGAAACACTACATGGCATTCGTATGGCAGTAACTGATATTGATACTGGTGGTTCTCCAGCAGTTGTACTTGATGTAGGTTATGGTAACAGTGATTCTGCTACTGCATCTACATCTGACGATATTGTTGATGGTTCAACTATTGGTCAAGCAGGTGGATTCGTTATAGCTAACGTATTCTCTGCAGACGAAGACGCTGGTACAGCATTTGCTGCAGGTCCATTAGACTTTTCGGCTGATGATACAATTGATGTTCACGTACAAGTAGCTCCTGCTACAAGTGCAGCTGGAACAATTACAATGTATGCGTACATAACTTAAAAAGTTCTCCCGGCTCTGTTTAATCAGAGATTAGAAAGGCGGCTAGAGATAGTCGTCTTTTTTTTATGTATTGTTAAAATCAGGAAATCCATAAAATTTCCTTGGTCCTTCTGGCACTAAGTCCCATTCAGCTTTAGAGATTTTTTTACCATTGTAGTAATATATTTTATTCCAAGTTCCTTTAGCAGTATCTTGTGTAACTTCTACTATGGAATCATTAGTATCTAATAAAGCCAACACAAAATTTTGTACAATATCGTTTAGTTCTGTACGAGTTAATAATTTTTTATTAGTAGTATTGTTATACCTACGACCAAGATCTAAACGTTGGTCGTCATTTAATTCTATTGATAAATTAGTTTTCATTTTAGTTCCTTTTCTTTGCATTACGAAATTAGGCTAGCAGTTTTCCGAGCCCGGCGGGCGAGGGAAACGTAGCTGTGTAATGCACGAAGTGCATTTACACGAGCGGCGGGCCTCATTTAGTAATGAAAAGATGAGATATAGATCGTGTATCAGGAAGGTGGTAGTCCGCCAGGGTATTCCACATTAAGAGCTCTGGACTCAACGGTCGTAACTGATCTATATCCCAAAACTTAATGTTCAGTAGGTGGATCTTCTTTCTTAGGAGTAATTCCAGTTTTACTAAGTTCTATTACTTCAAATATATGTTGAATTAAACTTATTAACATTTCAGCATCTTCTTCTGAAAACTCAATTGTTATTTTTTTAGCCATGAGAATCCCTCAATTTAAAAGCTATACGTTGTGAAGCTTTAGATAAATCTTTTAAAAAATATAAAGGTTGGCTATTGTCACGATGCGTAGCATAAGTATAGATAACACCATCTGGCATAATGTGCATATGAGAAGTCCAAGGTATTCCATTTTTTAAATAGTACTTTCTTGTAGTTTTCATACTTTACTAATTTCTTTTAAGTACTTAGCAGTAAGAAACTTTTGGTTTTTCTTTTCATATTCTCTTGCATTTTTGTATGGAGTCTGACCATAACTTTCTAATTCTGCACAGTTTCTATAATACATTCTACGTACCCAGTGCTTGTAATTAGTTTTATCTATGTGTAATTTAGTAGCCATAAATATCCTTTAATTTATAGTAAAGCCTCCTGAGTTACGAGCAAAGCTTGCAAATTCTAAACAATTTTCTATAGAGAAAGGAAGTTCATCATGTTTATATTCAGAGGTGTCGTTTTTGTGTTCTTCTTTTAACATAGCAAACGCTTTCTTTAACTCACCATTAAAGTAAGCCTTGTTTATTTGGTCTGCAATATAATTAGCTTTGATGGCATTAATTTCATAGCCATCGTTATAATGTCCACGTTCGTTGTCTTCTTCAGTTAATACTTTAGAACACAATACTTCATTTATATAAGCCCACAATGGATGCCACCACCAAATGTTATTACGAAAGTAAACACCTGGATTAAGGTTATGAAACTCGTCAACTTTTTTAAAGTATTGAGTTCTTTCTTCTTTGGAAGGTTCTTTATCCCAATCTATAACTGGTTCTGTAGAACCTTTTTTTATTTTAGGTTTTATTCCACTTAAATCAAATCCCATAACTAAGCCCTCCTAGGCTACTAATATATTATAAGCTTCTGGCTCGTTAAGTTTAAGCCAGTCCCATCCTTTTAACACTTCTTTGTACTGATTAAATTCTTCACCTCTTATAATAACATCCCAAACTGCAACTGCATCAGGTGGCAGCACAATTGATCTATTAGTATTAGGGTTTGTAATTGTTTTATATTCCTCACCTACTACACATACAAAAGGAACAGTGCGAGGTGGTATAGTAGGTAAAGGAATTTGTTCTTCAGCATACTCACAACCTCTCTGCTTTGCGGCACAATACTCGCAAAAATCTGGATGATGTTTAGCACAAGGCTTGTCGTACACTTTATTCATAATGTTTAACTCCAATCAGGATCATATTCTTCCCATTTGGCTGTAGGTCTAGACAAATTAACTTTGTAAAACTTGACCTTTTTAGATTTTATGGCTAATTTCTCGTGTTTCATAGTCTTTTTCATAATAAAAAGTACAATAGAAGCAACTAAACCACCTACCATAGCTGCAGCCATACCGCTGAAAGTACCATAGAAACTGACCATAAGCGTTATTGTAATAAGAATATCTACTACAATATCGTGACCAATTGTTTTGCGACCGCCTAGTTTAAGCGCAAGCAGCAGCAGTCCTAATGCGCTGGCTATTCCGACTAAAAGCATTATTTTTCTCCTTCCACATAAGATAAGCCATGTACCCAAATTGGATAGCTTCGATTAAGATCCACAAAGCTGTGGTCAAACTACTAATAATAGTTGCATTCATTTGTTGCTCCATAAAATATAAAAACAAATACCGATTAAAGAAATTACTGTAAGTAAAGTAATAGTGTGATGTAACGTAGCAACTATGCCTAATACACCAAGCATAGCAATAGCACCATATAAAATTGAATTTTTGTACTCATTTAAGAGTTGTTTACATTTGGACAATTTCACCATAAGGAGCCTCCGTGGCTTCTGTTGTAACCCATAACACAGGATAATCAGGTTGTTCACCAAAATCCCATGCTTCTAGATCTGTTAGATAAACTAATGCACATACATTAGGATATTTTTTATTTACATAATCAATAGCTGGCCCAAACGCAGTACCACCACCACCACCGTATTTTACTTTAAGAGGTAAGTCCTCACGGGTGTATGTAGTATCGTCATGGACTTCAGTATCGCATTGTATAAATCGAACTAACTCAGGATTTAAGTCATGTAAGATACTGGTAATTTCACCAGTAAACTGTTCGAGATACTCACGGCATGATCCAGAAGAATCACCAACTATAGCGATCTCACCTAACGAAGGATTATATAGTGAAGGTAAGTACATACCTTGTGCAATAAACCTACGATTGGGTTTAGCCCATGAAAAGTCAGACTTGTTGTTGGCACGTAAAAATCTAGCAAGTACCATTTTCCAATCGACTTTAGGAGCTAAAGCTTTTTCTACTAACTCTTGCATGTGTCCTGGTAATTTACCTACACCCTTAGCTACTTCAGCAGCTTGTTGTATAGCTATATTAGTATCAGCTTCAAATTTACCAGTACCTGAACCTTCGGCTAACGATTCATGGTCGATCACTCCACCGCAACCACCAGGATCAAATCCTTCTAGTAGTGCTACACCAGATATAGGATCATCACCTAGATCTTTAGGCAGTTTGTTATACACATCTTCGGTGCTATGATCTTCGTATTGTTCATCATATAGCTCACCATGCGGTAGTATAAGACCACACTTTCTGAGAGCTAAGTTGATGACATAATCACCGGCAATGTTCCACCGTTTGGGATCGCGTTCCATACGGCGTAACATATGCAGTAGCACAACATGCATTACTTCGTGAGCTATAAGCCCAACACGTTGTGCTTCGGTAAGTTTAAGAAACCATTTAGGATTAAACTTAATGTACTGCCCGTTAGTACAGGCAGTTTCAATAGTCTCATCTTCAATAGGTGTCAAACGTAACGCTAGAGTACCAAAGAAAGGCTGATCTAAAATTAGACGAGCACGAGCTTTGGTATAAGCTTGCATTGCTTCGGACATTAATTATCTCCTAATAAGGAAGAAGTAAGAATAGTATTATTAAGATTAGCAGCTGATACAGCTTCATCAGCAGCAAGTTTTAATTTTTGTTGTTTACGTTTACGTTGTTGCTTTTCGTTGACTTTAGCCATATGGTTTGAAGTAACAAGCTTACTGATACCAGGCCAAGCTTTTAGTGCTTGGTTAAGTGTAGTAAATTGAGTTAACAAATCTTCTAACTTGCATATTTCATATTCTCTTTGTAGTTTAGCTTTTTTGTATTCTAAATCCAAAGCAGTAATATTAGATAATGTAGTGGAAGCAGCAACTTCAGAAGAAGTAAAATATAACTCTAAGGGACTAGGGTCATAGCTATTGTAATGACATGGCACTACAACTTCTTTAGATAAAGGAATACTTATTTTTCGATAATCAGTATCTTTTATAGCTATTGCAACTGGACCATCTGCTCTAGCAGCATTCCTAGTACGTAGCATGTCAACTGTTTGAGTATGATCTCCAGTATCAACTGCATACCAAGCACATTCTGATAAAGGTAAATTTATCCAAAGTTTTGTAGTATGAGAAAAATATTCTTTAGGATATTTTTGACCAGAACGTACACAACCTCCTTCAGGGTTGATTTTGTTTTCTAGTTTTATATTATTATATAATGGATCTGATATATAAGTTTCAGTATGTGCTAATAATGGAAACATATATTGGTCATATAGTTTGTCACCATCAGTTGCATCATACGCAGGACCATTATAACCAGCATTATTTAAAACTGGACTAGTGCGTTTATAGGCACTTTTATACTCATTTACAATATGAGATTGTAGAGCCATAGACATTCTAACTGTAGACATTGCATTCTCCTCTATAGAATTACATTAGAATTTTTAGACACCCACGATGTAATCGCGGCATTATTTAGAAGTGTTGAATCAACACCTAACGAACTTTTGATACCAACAACTTGAAACTCGACTGGTAATTTCTCAATTACTTTTACGATATTAGTTATTTTAGTATCACAGGCTTGAGCAGCCAGAGCACCTGTAAGTGCATACAGTACCGCTGGATTGTCGTCCTTTTTGTAGGTACTTGGGTTAGCAATCAACTCATCTATATCAGGCAATGATGTACAGATTTGTCTGAAAGCCATATATTCCCCAGCAGGCCCATCACCGACAAGTGATGAAACTCCATAAAAGAGTCGGTCTTCGTCAACTTTTGGTAATTTCAACCGTTTGTCTACGAATGACCAGCTACGAGGAGTTGGGAAAGCATAACTCTCTGGATTGAAGTCATACAATAAGCCAGGACGATATCGTAAGAACGAAATCAAAGTCGAGTCTATATTGTTGGCATTAGCCCATGTGCACCAGTCCTCGAGGCTAGCTTCGAGTTCATAGTGGGCAAGTCTATTTCTTACAGGTGATGGCATTTGATAAACTGCAGCGGCATCAGTAAGTCTGTTACCAGCGGCAATCATAGACCACCCATCAGGAATGCGGTAATTACCGACTTGACGGGTGAGTAGTAGTTGAAGGAACGCATTTTGTGTAGCCGGCGGTGCAGTTGGTAATTCATCAATCATAAATATACCGCGTTTACCATCGCGTTCAGCAATTGGAAATATGTCAGGCACAGCCCAACGTGTAAAACGTTTGTTAGTTCCTGTTTGCTGAGCCACGTACGGTACACCACGTACGTCAACAGGATCGAATAAGTTAGCACGAAAATCTAACAAAGTTATGTTACGTTCCGCAGCACATTGTTGTGGTATTTCTGACTTACCAATGCCGGGTCCGCCCCATATCATAGTGTTAAGATTTGCTAACATATTGTCGAATATTTCAGCAACTAGTTTTGAAGGTCGAATTGCGTGCATAATAATTTACTCCTCTAAGTAGATGGCACAGGTTCGATATCGCGGATTTTGATAATCCTTGATCGTAGTTCTTGGTTAAATTGTTCAATGGCTAATTTTTCATAGTCAATGTGTTTTTGTATTGGATAAGGTGCTCTAAACTCTATCTCAATAGATTGTTCTGGTTTGCTAGCATGATAAAACATGGCACGAAACCAAAGGTTCCTGTATTTAGGAATAGTAGTCTTCATAAATAACTCCTCATAGAAAAGACATAAAATTAACTGGCTAGATATATATTAAGCACACTAGGACTCTTTAACTTAAACGAAGGGACACTAGCTTGGCATAAAAAAACCCTCTACCAGACTAAGCTAGTAGAGGGTTAAGTTGAGCAGTTTTTGTGATACACACCAAGGAAGTAATGTGCACGTCATACTCAGGACTTCTATAAACTATGCAGACATAGCCATCTTCTTGCAATGTTCTGCTGTTTGAACATTCATGGAACTGTTAGTTTTGCCAGTTGTATCGGCATGTTGGTTGTAGTTCCATTCTGCTAAACGTTGCAGTCTACGTTCAACCTCGTTCTGGACACGGTCACGATTTAGTGAAGTGCTCTTCAGACCGAACTTGTCATCTATTGCTTCAATAGAATCACGACATAGTCTAAACTTACGACCCAATTGGAACATCTTAGCTTCACGCTCGACAAGCCAATTAGGAACTTCTTCCGTCATAGTAAGAGACGATATAGAATCACTATACTCATAACATATACTGATGAACTCAGCGCAAGTACGAGTACAATGTTGTAAGAACGAAATACCAGTTGATTGCGGATCAACTTCTAGCAATGGCATCAAACCTTTTGCTATGTCTTGAATCTGCAATTGGTAGTACTCTTTCTCTTGGTCAGAATCACCTTCGCAAGCATCAAAGTTCATCTCTGATTTTGCTTTGTCATCATAAACCTTCATGATGCCAGCAACTACAGTAGGACTAAACGTTGGCTTACCATCAGCATCGAGCATATACTTCTTAAAGAAGAAGTCAGGCAAGGCAACATCTGGTTTAGCTTCACGTGCTTCAACACCTTCTGGATCAGCATTTGTATCTGGTATATATGCTGTTTCTGGTGTTTCGTTAGTAGCTACTAACTCGGGGCCAATTTCTTGGTCGTTGGGATCAAAAATATCAACTTTTGACATAAGTGTTACTCCTTGTAACGTTGGTTATAAAAATAAAACATTTAAAATAATATTCGCGAATCTTGTTCGCGTTATTCATCGTGAGTAGGATAGTCCATAGCACGATCTAAAGGACTAAGTTCCATTTCATCTTCTTCGTTTTGAAGGCGTTGTTGTTCACCTTCCTTAAGAAGAGTATTAATTTCATCTAGCTCTGCACGCAATTCTTCAGCGGTCATGTTGTCTAGCTCATGGAAATATCCAAATAAGCACACTCCAAAACCTGTTAAGAATCCTATTAATAGAAATAATATTTCACTCATTGGAATCTCCAACTATTTGAATAATGTTTCCCTCGAATAATTGCTTTTCAAAAGACTTCGGTAGATCCATTCCTGCAACTACATCAAAGTACTGGCACATTATGTCCTTAAACTTGTCGTACTCGGCTTGTGTTACTTTAACCATATCAATTCTCCTTGTGAGAATAAGATTTAAGATCTAGAATTACATCACCATCAGCTCGCAGCGAATTGCCACGAACTGTGATGATAACTCTAGGTTCAATTTCTGATGCTGTAGCTAAGCCATCGGCTACACCGTTATCAACTTTTAAGTTGAAATCTAGCTCTTCTGGTTGTGTCATAATATACTCCTCAGTAATTGACATTATAGTATAAATTTATATGAGCTGAGCTTGAACCCAAGTCTCATCTTGATCTTGTTGATAAGCCCAATGCTCTTGTTGTAACTGATGCTCTGCCTGTGCAATAGTATCCATAGTGTATACTCTGGTTTCTAGCCCTTGGCGATTAGCTAAAGTAATCATATGGCTTGAGCCTTTACTTACACCGTCCCAAAAGACTACGCAAGCATCGGCATATTTAGCCATAGCATCATTACGTACATACCCAGCTTTACGCCCGAGCTTATTCCAATCAGGAAGAAACTGTTTGATAGGGTAGTTGTTAGCTTTAGCAAACTTTTCACCAAGCTTATCAGCACCTCTAGCACCACCAGAAACTATTTCTATGGATTTAGGATCCTGATTTTGAAATAAGAATGAAAGTTTCTTCGAGACGAAGTCAAACTGTTCTGAAGAACTAACACCACGTGAACCTGCAATAATAACTTTAAACATAACTTTTACCTTGTAGTTGATTAAAAACACTTGAAATAATATTTACGAGCTTGCTCGTGCATTGGTAGGATCAAATCTATCTTCTAACCCATAAGTATCTATCGCACACTTCAACGCTTTATAGTGCGGGCTGAAGATACGAGCTTTAACATAAGAAAATATAAAACCTCGATAGTCGTTATATTGAGAAATATAAGCAGACTGCCAAGCATATAAACTTTGGTCTAAAAAACAATAATAGATTAACTTAAACATAATTAGCTCGCCTCACATTTAGGGGTATAGTCAAATTGCCAGCAATAAACTAGTTCTGAAGTATCAGTACCAGTAAAATAGTCGATTGCCATTAGAGTAATAAGAATCATAATAATCTTTATATTCATACGTAAGTCCTTGATTTATAGTTAAAAACATTAGAAATAATACTTACAAGCTTGTCTTGTCCTGTACCAGCACTTAGGAAGTAGTGGTACAGGGGTAAGTAACTGATATATATAGAGAATATAAATAGCTGTACCAGCAACATAAATGAAGTGGTACAGGCTGAGTTCCTTTCTGAGAGAAGCTTAGGGGTGAATCTGTACCAACTGTACCAGTAAAATAAGAAACTGAACTAATAAAAACGAACCATGAACCACGGTTGATTAATATAAGCTGTTAGATTTTAGCGGTACAGTTGGTACAACGGGGGTTGCACGCTACGAAAGCCACGAACCACGGTCGGTCTAGCTGTACCAGTACGGTGTAAAACAAGTGGTACACACGTGGTACAGTCGGTACAGTAGAGCCGACCTTCGCTCGTAGCGGACGCACGCGCACGCAACTTCACCGAAGAATCATCAAACAAGTTGATGATAGTAGTGCAATGATAGTAGCACGCACACTACGAGCCCCACCTTGGTAAAAAAAACCCCGATACCCTTTCGGATACCGGGGACAAAGGAAAGATTTAATAAGGTTGATTGCCTTTGTACTCAGAAGCATAATAATAGTCGTCAAACCAACTATTAGCTTCTACCATAGAACCCCAATTAGTTTCTTCTATAATTGAAGTTACTAGGTCATGTATTTCTTTATACTGGGGAGGCTTGTCATATTCAATACAATGCCAATGAAGCATTGCCTCTAGAAAATGAGCATAATAAGAAAAATCTGTTTGTAACTTAGAGATTTCTTCTTTATGTGCAGTAGAGTGTCCATACATAACGAGTATTGTTACTACGAGAGAACCAATAGTAAAGATGATAAAACCGAATAAGTAAATATCCATAATTTGTGTCCTTTGTAATGATGGGAGAGCCATCTCTGACCCTCCCGTTAGAGTTACCCAGCATCTGCTGGATGGTTTGGAGTCGTAGCTTCACGTTCAGCGTCCGACTTTGCAGCAGCGTATGAGCCAGCAGAGGCTAAGATAAGTTCATCTCTATACTTAGCATTGAACTTAGCAGTCTCTTTGACGAACTTTGCTTCAGCTTTGACAGCGTTGTGTGCATGTGCATCAGCAACAAGAGTTGAGCCAGCGTCCTTAGCTTTAACGAAAGCATAAGTAGCAACTGGAACTGCGTTAGATGCAACAGCTTTAGTAGCTCGAATAGCTAGGGCTGTAGTAGATACTGCGATAGTTTTTAGAATGTTCATATATGATCTCCTTTGATCGTTAGTTATAAACACTTAGAATAATACTCACGAGTCTTGCTCGTGAATTTTGAACAAGGTTCCAAGGGTAAATTTTAGGAAACAAGGTTCCAGACAGGCAATCGGGGATTGGGGTGGTGATTGGTGGTGATAGTAGGACCCTGCCTCCGCGGTAGTCTGAAAATATTTCTATAAAAAATTTCTACAAAAAAATTTCCCAAGATAGGGCTCCGTACCCTATAATAAATTACAGATGAGCAAAGCTATGGAAAAAATTGAACTCACTGAGACAGACCGAGCAGAAATGCAATCTCATTATCCGTACATGGACATAAAACTTAATGAGCTATCGGTACAAGAAGAGCGTTTACTACTGTTTCACATACGTGGCATGAGTAAAGCAGCCGCCGGACGTGCAGCGGGGTACGTGGACCCTGAACATGTGTACAAGATTTTTAAAAAACCTAAAATCCAACAGGCTCTTACTTACTTGCGCAAAGATATGCGCGAACAAGTCAAGTTTGATAAAACTCAAGCTACCTCCATGTACCTCGAAGCACATCGAAAGTCCGCAAATGCTACGGAAGAAACGCGCGTTGTTGATTCTTTGTGCAAGCTCCACGGTCTATTTACTCCAGAAAATGCAACTCAGATTAATATTAATGTAGACTCTATAGAACAGCTTGAAAGACTACCTGATTCCGAACTGTTAAAAATAGCAGGCGTAGATAAACAGTACTTAATTCCTAAAAACGAGGCAAAAAATGAAGAAAAAGTGTAATCATGGGATAAATGCACCTCCTCCTAAAAACCCAAAAAAATTTGCTAAAAAAATGAACCGATATAAGTCTATAAAAAGAGGTAAAAATGGCTAAAGCTACACCTACTAATAAAGCTCTGTATTCTAGAGTAAAAGCTGAAGCAAAACGGAAGTTTAAAGTTTACCCAAGTGCGTACGCTAACGGTTGGTTAGTAAGAACGTATAAAAAACGTGGCGGGAAGTACAAATAATGGCAGCAAAACCAAAAGGTGGTCTAACTGCTTGGTTTGGCAAGGGTAAGAAAGGCGATTGGGTAGATATAGGAGCACCAAAAAAGAAAGGTAAGTACCAAGCTTGTGGTAGAAAGTCTGCTAAAGGCAAAAGTAAAAGAAAATATCCAAAATGTGTACCAAGAGCTAAAGCTAATAGTATGACAGCAGCTCAAAAACGGAGTGCAGTATCCAGAAAACGAGCCGCAGGTAATCCAGGAGGTAAGCCGCGTAATGTAAAAACTATAGTTAAGAAAAAACGAAGGAGTACCCGTGGCAAGAAAAAAAGCTAACCCCATCCGTAGAACTACTGGCAAAGGGGGTAATTACCGTAAGACTAAATCCGGTGCTGGCATGACTAAAAAAGGGGTGCGAGCTTATCGAAAAGCAAACCCTGGATCTAAATTAAAAACAGCTGTAACAGGTAAAGTTAAGAAAGGTAGTAAAGCCGCAAAAAGAAGAAAATCTTATTGTGCAAGATCAGCAGGACAACTTAAAAGAAGTTCTGCAAAAACCAGAAACGATCCTAATTCTAGAATAAGACAAGCTAGGAGAAGGTGGAAATGTTAACTATTTATGATTTATTAAAAAAGGTGAAGACTATGTATGGATATGGGAAAAAAACTAAACTAAAGAAAGCAAAACCACCAGCAGCAAGACCAAAAGCAAAAGCTAACAAGAAAGCAAAAAAAACTAAAAAGAAAATGTAGTGGAAATAGCTAAAACAGAGTGTGTAAGGTGTAAGGCTTTACACCCTGAAACTTTATACCCGTCTGATGATAAAATTTGTGTGTACTGTAAAGCAGATGAAGCGGAACGGATAGAAAAACCGCCAGTAAAGATAAGTAAAAAAGAACAGCAGAAGATAACTCAAGAAGCTGCCGCACAACGTGAACTAGCGCTGCGTGCACTTGCACGTAAACACATGTTACCTTTTGTAGAGCGATTTGATTCTAATTATCAAGCAGGCTGGGTGCATAAAGATATCTGTCAAAGACTAGAACAATTTAGTCAAGACGTAGCAGATAGAAAATCCCCTAGGTTAATGTTATTTATGCCTCCTAGGCATGGCAAATCGACCTTGGCTAGTGTAGCGTTTCCCGCGTGGCATTTAGGTAGAAACCCAGAACACGAATTTATTAGTTGTTCCTACTCCGGTTCATTAGCTATGTCTTTTTCTAGAAAAGTTAGACATCAACTACGTGAACCCAACTATAAAAATGTATTTAGTGGGGCATCTTTAGATCCTACTTCGCAATCAGTAGAATCATGGTTGACTACAAAAGGTGGTGGTTATGTAGCGGCAGGTGTTGGTGGTGGTATTACAGGTAAAGGGGCCCATGTACTGGTAATAGATGATCCGGTAAAAAACCGTGAAGATGCAGAGTCTGAATATAGTCGCGCTTCAGTCTGGGATTGGTATACATCAACTGCGTACACACGTTTAGCTCCAGGCGGAGGGATACTAGTTATTTTAACGCGATGGCATGATGATGATTTAGCTGGAAGGTTATTACAAGCTGCAGCTGATGGTGCAGACGAATGGGAAGTTGTTAAATATCCTGCAATTGCGGAACAAGACGAAGAATTTAGGTTAGAAGGTGATGCATTACATCCTGAAAGATATGACATACCTTCTTTGGAAAAAATACAAAGAGCAATAGGACCAAGGGATTGGTCAGCACTATACCAGCAAAATCCAGTTGCCGATGAAGGGGATTATTTCAATAGAGAAATGATAAACTACTATGATGAACCTGATTTAGATTATACTAGATTACGTTACTATTGCGCTTGGGATTTAGCTATTGGACAACGTGAACGCAATGACTATTCTGTAGGTTTAGTTGTAGGTGTTGATGAATATGATAAATTGTATATAGTAGATTGTGTACGTGGTAAATGGGATGGGTTTGAGTTAGTTGAACGTATCTTAGATTTGTATGAAACTTGGCGACCAGGAGTAGTTGGTATTGAAAAGGGACATATTGAAATGGCTCTGGGTCCGTTTTTGGAAAAACGAGTTAGAGAACGTAGGTTAAATGAAGCATACTTTAGAGACTTAAAGACAGGTAGGAGAGATAAAGAAGCAAGAGCACGGGCAATTCAAGGTCGGATGCAACAAGGCATGGTATACTTTCCAAAAGAACCGCTTTGGGTAGGACCTTTAATAGCAGAATTATTACGTTTTCCTAACGGAGTACATGATGATCAGGTAGACGCTCTAGCGTGGATTGGTTTGATGATGACAGAATTTGCAACATATATTGAACCGATTGAACATATTCCGTCTTGGCGAGATAAGTTAGACAGTATTGCTAAGGGTGATAACAAAAAAACAGCAATGAGCGCATAAATGGCATATAAAAAATTTAAAGAAAAACTCAGCAAAGCAGAACAACATGAATTAGCCCGTACTCAGTGGGCAGCCTACACTAGAGCACGTGACAACGGGCATCAAGACTATGTAGAAATAGCAAGGCAATGTGATGCTTTTTACCGTGGACAACAATGGGATCATGGTGATATTTCAGCACTTGATGATCAAGGTAGACCCGCTCTTACTATTAATACTATATTACCTACTATTAATGCTGTACTTGGTGAACAAAGTACACGGCGTATGGATGTAAACTTTAAACCTCGTGGTAGAGGCAAACAAGAAGTTGCGGATGTACTTGATCGGTTGTTTATGCAAATTGGTGATAATAACAAATTAGATTGGACTGAGTCCCAAGTTTTTGCTGATGGCTTAATTCAAGATCGTGGTTGGTTTGATGTACGTATAGATTTCGATGATCATATTCAAGGTGAAGTACGTATAACTGCTAAAGACCCTTTAGATGTTTTAATTGATCCTGATGCTAAAGAATATGACCCGCGTACGTGGAACGAGATTTTTGAAACAAAGTGGATGAGTCTTGATGAAATAGAAGAAACCTACGGACAGAAAAAAGCAGACCAGTTACGAGTTGCGGTAGAAGAAGGTTCTGTTTTAGGTACAGATTCAGTTGAGCATGAAGAAAACAGATATGGTGATACAACTACAGGTGTAGAGTATAACCAAGGTAACACTTCTAACCCTGAAGAAAATAGATCTTTACGTGCTGTACGAGTTATTGAACGTCAGTACTATAAATTAAAAGAGTGCATGTACTATGTGGATAGTGTTACAGGTGACATGCGCGAAGTTCCATATGTATGGAGTAAAAAGAAACGCGAAAGTTTTGCGGATCAGTTTGGTTTAGAAATTCTTACTAAACTAGTACGTAAAGTACGTTGGACTACTACTGCAGATACTGTGGTACTTAATGATACTTGGTCGCCATATGACCATTTTACTTTAGTACCTTACTTTCCTTACTGGAGACGAGGTAAACCATTTGGAATGGTACGAAACCTTATTTCTCCACAAGAACAACTTAATAAAATTTCCTCACAGGAATTACATATTGTAAATACAACAGCTAATAGTGGTTGGATTGTAGAGACAGGTTCTTTACAAGGTATGACAGCAGATGACTTAGAAGAACATGGTGCAGAAACAGGTTTAGTCTTAGAATTTAACCGTGGTTCTAGTCCTCCTGCTAAAATACCGCCTAATCAAATACCAACAGGTTTAGATCGTATTGCTCAAAAAGCAGCTGCTAATATAAAAACTATTAGTGGTATAAGTGATGCGATGTTAGGTACAGATAGTCCAGAAGTATCTGGTATAGCAATACAACAAAAACAAAACCGTGGTGCTATGATGATTCAAGTACCATTAGATAATTTAACTAAAACTAGACAGTATTTGGCTGAGAAAGTATTAAACTTAGTACAGATGTATTACACCGAAGAACGTTTAATACAGATTACAGATGAACAAGATCCACAGAAACAACGTCAACCAATGCGAGTAAACCAAATGACTCCAGAAGGTTTAATTTTAAATGACCTTACTTTAGGAGAGTATGACGTTATTATAGCTACCGCTCCATCCAGAGATACATTTGAAGAAATTCAGTTTGCTGAAGCTATTCAGTTACGTCAAGTTGGAGTGCCAATTCCAGATGATTTGATAGTAGAGTACTCGCACCTAGCTAGAAAAGGAGACATTGCAGAAAGAATACGAGCAATGCAAGGTACTAACCCACTTACTCCAGAACAAGCTGAACTTCAGCAGTTCCAAGCTCAAGCAGCTATTCAATCTACGCAACTTGAAATTGCTAAGCTAGAAGCTGAAGTACAGCAATTACAATCTATGGCAATCCTTAATCAAGCTAAAGCTCAAGAAACTGCAGAAATTGATCCACAATTGAAGATGGCAGAAATGCAGAGTAGAATTGCCATTAAACAAGAAGAACTAGCTCTACGTGAAAGGTTATCTCAGATGACTAATCAAGTTAGAACTGGACAAAGTGAAACCCAAGCAGCGTCAAAAGTAGCCGTTGCTGCAATGAAACCCACAAAACCTACAGGAGGTAGCTAGAAATGGCTAAAAGCAAAGCGAAAGAAGAAGGAATAATAATGGACTCCATGCCAGGAGCAGATGTAAAAACCGCAGAAGAAGTAAAACCCTTTGAAGTTGATTTAAACTTTGAAGATGAACCAGTAGCAGAAGAAGCTGTAGCCGAAGAAGTAAAAGAAGAAGTTGTAGCCGAAGAACCAAAAGTAGAAGTAGAACCAGAACCAGAAGCAGAAGCAGAAGCAGCAGTAGAAGCGGAAGCGGAAGAAACAGTAGAGTTTCCTACCGAAGAAGTTCCTGAAGTAATAGAAGAACCTATTGCAGAAGAAACTAAAAAACCTAAAGCTCCTATGGTTCCTAAATCTAGGCTAGATGAAGTTTTAGCTAAAAATAAAAAAATGCAAAAAAGAATTGATGACATTGAGAAACAAGAAGCAGAAGTAAAAGCTGAAGCTCCTAAGTATGATTTTGATGTTAAAGAACAAGAATACCAACAGCTAATTCTAGATGGTGAATCTGCTAAAGCTGTAGGGTTACGTAATGAAATACG